TTTGGAGAATCCGTTGCCCACCGTAACCAATCCTGTTGCGGTGAGCCTGACGGTCCCGGGCCTCTTCAGCGACGGCACCCCCATCCCGGCCGGATTCATTACCCAACTGCAGTACGGCTTCGGGACGACCCCTGGCACGTACACGGTCATCGTCAACGACAACGTCGTCGCCACCAAGAAAGCCTTTGTGCCCGCTCTCACGCTCGAGGTGGGGACGTGGTACGGGGCGGCGCGGCTCATCACCCCGGACGGCCCCGGAGAGTGGGGCAACGAGTCGAGCTTTCAGGTTATCGCCCGCATCCCGAAGGTCATTACCGATATGCAGATTACCGCCGTCCGAACGCTCACCACGGCGCTCGCGGCACCCGCGCTCTCGAGCTCGGTCGCAGGATCCACCGCCACACTCACCTGGGTCCCCCCGACACCCACCGGTCAAAGCGCCATTGCGGGCTATCGGGTGTATCGCTCGAGCTCACTGAACGGCACGTACACCCAGGTAGGTGGATCCCTGCCTGCCAACCAGCTGAGCCTCACGGACAGCCTGCCAGGGACGCAGTTCTACAAGGTCGAGGCCTTCGATCAGTTCGCGACCGGTGGCCGCTCTGCGGGCGTCCAATGCAATCCGGTGACCGCAGGGGCTATCCGGATTCACCCCGGGCACGGTTTCCACATGGACAACCAGTTCTTTCCCGGAAATCAGGTCTCCACGCTCCAGGCCGCCATTGCGACGATTGCGAACCCGGCCAACAGCTGTAACCGGGTTAATATCAATTTCACCTGGTCATCCATCTCCGATGCCGCCCTGACCAACGGTAAGCAGACCTTCACCACGTTCAGGAACAACCTGACGACGGTGCTGAATATCCTCAAGGCCCACACCGAGAAGAAGGTTTATCTATCCTGCAAGTTCTGGCAGGGCTCGTTCTATTCGACCCACAGCGGTTCGACCACCTCCGTTTCCGGTAGCACCATTACGGATTCTGCGGGCTTTGGCAGCTCCGGTTGGACGTTCTGCAACATCGGTAACCGCACCTATCCGGTGACCTCGAGCACGACGACCACCGCCACCCTCTCGGGATATTCCGGTGGGGGAGGAAGTTATCTCCTGGGTAAGCAGAAACAGGTCGATGGCAGTTACTGGCCAGCCTGGATGCCCGCCTCCTGGATCAACACGTTCTTTCAAACCAATACCAACGCTCGCGCGCAGTTGGATTCGGACAATCCGGCCATGTGGGCCGCGAAGCAGGAGATGTATATCGGGGTGGCCCAGGCCATCCCCGAGCTGGATACCGACAATCGAGTCGATCTGTTCGCGACCGCCGATGAGTCGATCGATGCGAATGTCGATATCAATGGAGCATCGATCCAGAGCGATGCGAACTACCAGGCGCAATTGATTGCCTGTCACCAGGCCATTCAACCGTACTTCGCGCCGCGCATGGTCTGGTGTCCCGCTTCGTATCTTGCGACCAATGAAACGGCGGGTTTGACCGCGCTGTATCAGCAGTTGCAGGCCTTCTCGTCCAACGGCTTTGGTTACGGCGGTCCCGACACCCCCTTGTTTGGTGTCCATGGTACTGCGACCAGTTGGTATACCACCTTCCTGCAGTTGATCACCGGGAACATCGGCACGCTGGGCGATATCCGGGACAGCGTTTTCAAGATCGGTAACAGCGAAGGTCCCGGGCTCGGTACGGGGAGTTCGTACGCCAACTGTCCGCCGCCTCTGAGCACCGCGCAGGCGACCTACACCGATGCCTGTACTCGAAACGCAGTGCCGGCCGTGGGCTCCCGACCTGCTCACACGGGTCTCGGCTGTCAGATCATGATTTGGCCATGGCAATCCCGTTTCTGCTTGAAATCCACTGATCTCATCACCGTGATCAACGCCAACAATGGCGCAGTCGGCGCTCTGCCTGCCGGCAACTGGGACACTTCGCCCTAATGGCGGGTTACACGTTCGTGGCTGACGGCGGCTATACCTCCAAGCTCGCCGGCGGCAGCATGACGCCTGTCATGCCCACCTTCAGCGCAGGCAACCTGCTGCTGTTGCAAACGGGTGTGAACAGCATCACGTTGGGGCCTCCAACCGTGACCGGTTGGACCAAGCTCACCACCAACATCACGGTGCCCTGTGATTGCCTCTATGGCCTCGTGGCCGCCGGTGGCGAAACCGCGCCCACCTTTACCTGGGATGCGAGTCACCAGGCCTATTCCCGGATCGTGTCCTTCGGTGGGGACGTTTACACCGACCTCACCACGATCGTGGTGCAAGCCTCCGAGCGCGCCACTACCGCGACAGGCAAGATCGCGGTCAACAGTACGTCTGCTCCCAGCATGGCGAACTGTCTGGTGATTCGCGGTGGACACTGTATCAAGACCGTCACCAACAACGGGGCCAGCTTCGGTGACTGGGTCACTGATTCGGGGATTTACACCAAGATCGGCAGTACGCAGTTGGTTCAGAGCGGAACCGCTCTTGCGGCTGCCCTGTGGTACGACAATCAAACATCTGCCGCAGCCACGTCCATCGACACAGCCCCACTGACCAACGTCGATTCGAGCGGCAATTCACAGGGTTATACGCTGATTCTGCAGCCTCTGGTGCTCACACAGCTGCGCACACGCTCACTGTTGGGCGTAGGAGTTTAGGTGACAGATAACGTAGCAATCACCGCGGGATCCGGAACGACTATCGCCACCGATGACATCGGTTCAGGCGTCCAGGTCCAGCGCATCAAGCCGGTATGGGGCGCGGATGGCACGGGTACTGACACCCAGGTTTCCCAGCCGCTGCCTGCGCAAACCACGCTCGAAGTCTCACAGATGTCGAGTCTGGGCACGATCGCGACACCGCAATTTGCCGTGATCAACACCAGCTCCACCGGCGACACCACGATTGTTGCATTGGTGAGTGGCAAGGTCATCCGCGTGCTCTCCTACGTCATCGTGGCGGATGGCGCAGTCGCCGCCAAATTCACCAGCGGAACGGCAGGAACCGCTCTCACGGGCGCCATGTCCTTGTCAGCCAATGGCGGTGTCGCTGCTCCCTTCAATCCGGTCGGTCATTTCCAGACTGGATCCGGCGTCGCGCTCGTTCTCAACCTCGGCGCCGCAGTCGGTGCACGAGGCCATTTAACGTACATCGCTGTTTGAGGTTCACCCAATGCCCCTGTCAACCTATCTCGCCAACGCATTGGCGAACCACGTCTATCGCAACACCGCCTACACCAGCCCCACCGCTACGTATTCGGCGCTGTTTACCTCCACGGCAACGCTCGCACAGATCATCGCCGGCACGCTCACCAATGAGGTGAGTGGAGGCGCCTATGCGCGCGTGGCGGTGACCTTCGGTGCGCCCACCGCAGGCGTCGTCAACAACTCCACGGTGACCTATGCCACCGCCACCGCCGGTTGGGGAACCATTCGCTTCGTCGCGGAGATGGATGCCGCTACTGCGGGGAATGTCTTGAGCGTGGCGCAGCTCTCCTCGGATGTCGTCATTTCGACCGGGAACCAGTTCCAGTTCAATTCGGGAAGCTTGGTCGCCTCCTTCGCGTAACTCATGCTGCTGCTCCTTCGCAGTGCCGCCAGCGCCAATCCTGCCGCCACGCTCACTGCGAGCGGATCCCTCAGCGCCGCAGGCACCACCGGTGCGACGACTCTCACCGCCACCGGATCACTGACTCTCGGCTCGATAGAACTGCATGTCTTTGCCACCTTGGACGGCCAGGGAAACCTGCAGGGACTGTCACAGAATTTCCTCACCGGCATCGCGGCCCTTACGGGCGCTGGTGACTTGGCGTCCATCGGTGGCTTCCAGTCCTCCGCCACGCTCACGGGGTTGGGAAGTCTCAGCGCCACGGTGGGGACGGTATTCCAGGGCATCGGTGGTCTGAATGCCCAAGGCGGCCTGACCGCAGCCGGATCCATCCTGCAGAGCGCGCGTCTGGATGGGACGGGCTCTCTCAGTGCTGCGGGGATCGTGACCGGCGGCATCGTGACGCCCACCGCTACGCTGGCCGGCATCGGCATTTTGAGCATTACGGGCGCAGTTTTGGTCAGCGACGCGAATCTCATCGGCACGGGCGATCTCACCGGCTTTGGATTCCGCCAAGCCATCGGATTCGCCACTCAAATGCGACTGTCATTCAGCAGCGATGAGATTCGCACCTTCTTCAGGAAAGGCTAATGGGCGTCCCCACACTCAACGAAGGCTCGCGCTGCTTCATCAAGGCGAAGTTCTTCGACAACCAGGCTCGGGCTCAGATTCCTACGTCCATTGCCTATCGCGTGGACTGCGAGACTACCGGCACGCTCATTCAGGACTGGACCACGGTTACGCCCGACGTCCAAGTCGAAGTTCAGATCGACGCCACCCTGAACAAGATCATCAGCCAGCGTAACCAGATCGAGCGCAAGACCGTCACCTTCATGGCCAACGCCGATCCTGCCGCGAACGCCTTCACGGAAATACAGCAGTACGACTTGATCGCACTGCAGGCTGAAGATGCCTGATATATCAAGTATATGAGATTGACTCAACATGGCCGCTCCCAAGGGAAATAGTAACGCCGCAAAAGGTCGTGAATGGGCCAATGCGTTGGAACGCGCACTGAAGCTCTACGAGAACAAGAAACGAAAGATCTCCCGCGGACAAGCGCTCGAACGTATCGCCAATACGGTCATCGAGGAAGCTTTGGATGGGGGTATGTGGGCGGTTCAGGAGATCGGCAATCGCATGGACGGCAAGGCCGCTCAGTCGGTCGAACTGACCGGTTCCATCGAGCACAAACACGTACACGAATTGACGGATGACCAACTCGCCCATATCGCCACAGGCGGCAGCATTGGAACTGCTGACTCGCAGGAAGGCGAGAGCACGCTTAATTGACTTCACGACTTACACGAAGCCTGACTTTCAGGTCGGTGAGCACCACTGCCGAATAGCGGAAGCCCTGGAGTCTGTGGAGCGCGGTGAGATCGATCGCCTGATGATCTTCGCTCCTCCGCGGCATACGAAGAGTGAGCTCGCCTCACGGCGCTTCCCGGCTTGGTATTTGGGGCGTCACCCGGACAAACAGCTCATTGCGGCGACCTATTCGGGCGAGTTCGCATTGGACTTCGGTCGGGATGTACGAGGCATCGTCCAGGACGAGCGCTTTCGCAAATTGTTCCCGGATGTAACGCTCGCTGCGGATAGCCAAGCTGCGAACCGATGGCATACCAACCATGGCGGTGTCTCGGTCTATGTCGGTGTAGGCGGATCCATCACCGGTCGCGGTGCTCATATCGCGCTCATCGATGACCCATTCAAGAATCGCGAGGAAGCTGACAGCGAGAATAACCGGGAAGCCGTGTGGCGCTGGTATACGAGCACACTGCGTACGCGCTTGATGCCGGGCGGGGCCATCATTCTCATCCTTACGCGCTGGCACGAATCGGACCTTGCTGGAATGCTCCTGGAACGCCAGCGGGATCAGTGGCACGTCATTGAGATGCCTGCGATCCAGAACGAGGGCACGGATCACGAATCGGCTCTATGGCCGCAGTGGTACGACCTGGAAGCACTGAGGCGCATCAAGGCGGACATCGGTCACAGAGACTGGTCTGCGCTGTTTCAACAGAATCCTCGCCCAGAGGAAGGGACATTCTTCAAGCGCGAGTGGTTCGAGATGTACTCGAAGCCACCGGATCGCATCAACAAGTTCACCACGGGTGACTTTGCGGTCACGGAAGGCGATGGCGACTTCACGGATATCGGCACCCACGGCTATTCACCCGAAGGCGTGCTGTATCTGGGATTGGATGGCTGGTACGGCCAGACCTCATCGGATAAGTGGATCGAATCGCTGATAGATCAGTTCGCGCGCCACAAACCGTACTGCTTCTTTGGTGAGTCGGGCGTGATCAAGCGTGCGATCGAGCCCTTCCTGCGCAGGCGCATGATTGAGCGCAAAACCCACTGCCGACTGGAATGGCTCACGCGCAGTGCAGACAAGCCCGCGATGGGCAGACCTCTGCAGGCAATGGCCAGCATGAAGCGCATCAAGCTTCCCGACAATGAATACGGCCATCGGTTACTCAACCAGATGCTGAGTTTCCCCGCTGGCAAATATGACGATGCGGTGGATATGGCCATTCTCATGGCGATGGCCATTGCGGATGCACATCCGGCCGTCGCTTCCGTCATCAACACCGCCGCCCAACCCAAGGATTCCTGGTCCAAAGTGTTTGACGCCCCTGAAAGCAAGAACTGGCGCACCGCCTGATATGCACATAAAGGTGCTCATGATCGGTCTCGAGGCGCGGACCGTGCATAGATATGCGCATATGGGCTGCATAGATGGCGCGTAAAACCAAGAAAGCGCCCATCGTCGAGAGATTGACGGGCGTCGATGACGCAGACGTCGGTGTCACGGATAGCGACCCGATGACGAGCGATGAGACCCTCACTCGTCTGGTGCGTCAGTTCGAGCAGGCCGCGAATGCGAGTCGGGATGCCCGCAGAGCCGCTGAGATCTATCGCGACTACTACGACGGTAAGCAGTGGTCTGACGATGAGATCGCCAAACTCAACGCCCGTGGCCAACCAGCGATCACGGATAATCGCATCAAGGACAAGGTGGAATACCTCTTGGGCCTCGAGCGTGAGACGCGCACCGATCCCAAGGCCTATCCCCGCACGCCTGAGGATGATCCAGGCGCGGAAGCCGCCACCGATGCGCTGCGATACGTCGCAGACTGCAACTTCTTTCAGCAGACCAAGTCCTCCGTCTTCGAGAACATGGCCGTGGAAGGATTCGGCGGGTGCGAAGTCATCGTCGATAACTCGACCTACAGCGGCACCACCAACAAGACCGTTTGCATCCGCTACATCCGCTGGGATCGCCTGTTCTACGACAGCCATTCCCTGCTGCATGACTTCAGCGATTCGCGCTACCAGGGAATCATCAAATGGATGGACCTGGACGAAGCCAAGGCCACCTACACGAATTTGGGCGATAAGTTTGATCTCTTCACCAGCAACTCCTTCCTGCCGGCGGAGGAGACCTACCACGACAAACCCCGCTGGTACGACCGCGGACGCAAGCGGATTCAGATCGTCGAGCACTACTACCGCGATGGGGACAAGTGGATGCGCGCGGTCTATACCCGCGTGGGATTCATTGAGGAGCCCAAAGAGTCCGCGTACGTCAACTGCGAGACGCAGAAGCCCGAATGCCCGCTGCTGCTGCAATCCCTCTACGTGGATCGGGATGGAAACCGCTACGGCATCGTCAAGCGCTACAAGGATCTGCAGGATGAGATCAACAAGCGTCGTTCCAAATCCTTGCACCTGCTGTCGGTCAACCAAGCCACTGCGGAGAAGGGCGCGGTAGACGACGTCGAGAAGGCCCGCGCCGAGCTCGCCCGGCCCGATGGATTCCTCGAATACACCCCGGGGATGAAGCTCGAGGTTCGAGAGAACACGGATCTGGCGGAAGGGCAGTTCAAGCTCCTACAGCAGTCCATCGCCTCCATGGCCGACACCGGCCCGAATGAAGCGCTACTGGGTAAAGGCGGCGATATCTCCGGCCGTGCCAAGCAATTGGACCAGCAGGGCGGCTCGATCCAGCTCGGGATTCTCTCCGACCGTCTGCGCTACTGGCAGACCCGCGTCATGAAGGCGTCCTGGTCCCGGGTGAAGCAGTTCTGGACCGGGGAGATGTGGGTGCGGGTGACCGATGATGAGAACAGCCGCTTTATGGCGCTGAACTCGACCTATCCGGCCAATCACATCCACGTGCAGAAGCAGATCGCCCAGCCCGGCGAGCCGATGAACGTCCTCGCTGACATGGACGTCGATATCATCATCGATGAAGCCCCCGACACCGTCACGCTACAACAGGAGCAGTTCGGCGTCCTGGCGGAGTTGGCCAAGAACGGCATCCAGATTCCACCCCAGGCGCTGATCGAAGCCTCATCCCTCTCGAGCACGACCAAGCGCAAGGTGATGGATGCGATGTCCGGGAAGCTTCCGGATGGGACGGAGATCCCCCCGCAGGTCCAACAGATGCTCCAGCAGAAGGAGCAGCAGATTCAAGCCATCTCCCAAGCGCAACAGCAGAAAGCGCAGGAGCAGCTGCAGGCCGAGCAGGAGTTGAAGCAGCAGAAAGCCGATGCGTTGCTCCAGCAGACCAAGGCGCAGGCCGCTTTGGACAAAGTCAACGCTCAACAGGCTGCATTTGAAGCTGAATTCGCCGGCAAGCAGACTGAATTGGAAGCACAAATGACGACTATCAAGGCGCAGATCGCGACCTTGAATGCCAAGGAAGTCGAACTCAAAGCGCTTCAACTGATCGCGGCTCAGAATTTGGAAGCCACACAGAACGCGGCTAATGCCGTAGTGGATGGGGCTGCCAAGGAACAGGCCGTGAATCTCCTGCAGGCCAAATTGGATCAGCAGGAATCAGCGCACCAGAAGCAGGTTTCTGACCTGGCTGTCAAACACAACCAGCAGTTGCATCAGGAGCGCGAGAAAGCCCGCGCCGCCCAGGAACAAACAACTGAGAAGTCTAAGCCTCGCAAGGTCACTGTTGAGCGGGATGCGAGCGGTCGTATCTCCGGCGCGACCATCAATTAGGAATATCCATGACTGCATCGATTAGCTTCTATAACAACTGGAAAGCGGCTGTTGACGAGGCCGTGTTGCGCACTGCGACCGTCAAAGTCTCCTTGCACACCTCGACGTACACGTTCGCCGCGACTCACAACGTGTATGCAGATCTGACGAACGAGTTGTCCACTGCCAATGGATATACCAATGGCGGTTTGGCGCTTACGAGTATCAGTTGGTCGCAAACATCGGGCACTGCGACATTCACGGCCGCCAATGCGGTCTGGACAGCTTCGGGAGGGTCAATTACGGCCAGGCGGGCAGTTATCAGAGTCGTGGGAACCATCAATTCTCAAGTTGACCCGCTTATTGCGAGCGTTCTGCTGGATACCACCCCAGCAGATGTGACTGCGACGACCGGTAACACACTGACGCTCGCCTGGAACGGTTCCGGTATCTTCACGCTGGCATAATCATGGCATTTCCCTCTATAGCCGGAACAAACTCCGTCACCTTGCAGGTAGCACTGGCCAATGCGATGCAGATCGCAGGACAGGTCAAGGGGATGGCCCAGAACTGGGTGGCTCTCGCCAGCGCTGGAAGCTTAAACGGCCAGCAGATCATCAATATGCCCGCTGGGTTAGTGCAGTATAACAATCAACTGTCCGCTCTGGCGGCCACTCCAGGGCTTGCCGCCTACGCGCAGGCGCAGTTGGGGAATGCGACATTCGATATCGCCACGGCGTTTACGGCCATGCAGTCGGCCATCACCGCGACCGTTCAGTGGATTGCGGCGAATTTCCCTGTCGATTCGAGTGGCTTTCTGACCTATGCAAAGTTCGATGGTAGCGGCAATGTGGTATTCACCGTGTTTACAGCGGCTCAATTATCCGGGTTCATTTCTCAGCTGAATTCATTAATCGCCACGATCAACTGATTCAATGACCATTGCAATTGGTCAACATGCCAAAGCGACCAGTACTGCGTTTGGATCATCGACCACGGTTACGACCTCCGCAGTCACCACTGCGGCGACCGGGAGCGTCTTTGCGATCCTGGTCAATGCCAAGTCCAAAGCCGTTTCGAGTGTCACGGATAGCTATAGCAATACGTACACGCTGAAGGAGAGCGGGGCCGGGTTCAATACAGCGTCCATTTACATCTGTGATGGAGGTAACGGCGGCTCGGGTCATACAGCCACTGTTACCATGGCGTCGGCGGACTCATTCGAGTTCTTCTTTGTAGAGATCACCGGCGCAGCGAGTCCGAGTTTTGATGTCGGTGGGCAAGGCGGCAGCACATCATCGGTTACGAGCTTCACAGGCGCTGCGGTTACTACGACCAATGCCAATGACCTGATCATCTCTTTTGCGGGCATGTTCGGTGATGCAGGAGCCCTCACCGATTCGGGTACGGGATTTTCGATATTCGACTCCAGTACTGTTTCAGGCACCGCCACTGCCGGTTACAGCACTGCGATCAAGAGCAGTACTGGGACCTACCAGGACACCTATGGTATCGCGTCGAGCAATTTCCCGGCCTATGCTTCGATCGCGCTAAAGCAAGCCAGTGCGGGTGGAGTATCAGTTTCGGTTCCGGCCGGGAGCCTCTCGCTCAGCGGACAGGTACCAACTGTCTCGGTGACTGCCAATCGGTCAATTGCCGTTCCGTTAGGCACGCTCAGCCTATCGGGCCAGGTTCCGACCGTACTGACTCCGCAGTCGGTGGCGGTTCCCGCGGGGACGTTGACGCTGACCAGTTTGGTCCCCACGGTCCAAACGACGACCAATCAACTGGTTTCTATACCGTTGGGATCGCTCACGCTGTCGGGTCCAGTGCCGACGGTCAATGTGTCTGACAATCAGAGTATCTCCGTTCCCCTGGGTACTCTGAGCTTGACGGGTCAGATACCGCTCGTCCAAACAAGCGGTAATCAATCGGTCGCCGTCCCGGCTGGTTCACTGACACTCACGGGCCTTGCGCCCAGCGTCAATGTAGGCAGCAATGTTGCGGTTGCGGTTCCTGCGGGATCACTGAGTCTCATCGCTCAAACTCCCACAGTCGCAGTCAGCGATAATCAGGCAGTCAGTGTCCCCTTAGGACAACTGATCCTGAACGGACTGGCGCCCACCATCGGGCTCACGCAGAACATCAATATCGATGTGCCTGCCGCCCAACTGACGCTGACCGGATATTCGCCGCACATTGGCGGTGACGTCATCCAAAATCAGCCCGGCCCGCTCGACGGTCCACTGGTATCGGAAGGCGCATTTCGACGTAAGCGCAAAACAAAGCGCACGAAGAGTGAACCAGCACTCATCGAACCAACGGTCTTCATACCACCGGCCAGTATCGAGCGAGTACCGAATTCCGAGACAGCGATAGTTATCGCGCAAAAGATCGACAGTGTTTCATTAGCCGAGGCCAGTTCGATTGATCTCGAGATAAAAGAGCTACTGCAGCACGAGGCCGAACGCGACGATCAGGATGCGCTCCTGTGGATTCTGAAGGCACTGTATTCCTGACGCAGAATGTTAGAACCCAAAGGAATTGAATAATGCAAGGCCCCTATAGCGGCTATGCCGCAGCCATTGTGCTCCTGAACGCGGTGACAGCGACCGGCGCCGGGGCTGCAAAGCAGTTCAGCCATTCGATCCCGTACCGCACCTGTCAGGCGACGGTGAGTGGAACGGGTGCTGTGACGGCATCGGTGAATATCGAAGTATCAAACGATAACGTGGGCTGGATTGTGGCCGGCACGATTGCCCTATCAGGTACGACCACAGCCACCGATGGATTCACTATCCAAGCGACGTGGCTGAACATTCGCGCCAATGTCACCGCTCTGAGCGGAACCGGCGCGGCTGTGACTGTGGTGGTGGTGGTATGACTGTCACCACAGTTCCGAAAGTCACTGGAGTAGGTCTCTCCAGCGCCACGACTGCGATGACGGGAATTCCTTCATCTATCTCGGGATTGCCTGCCGTTACGGTGTGCTATCCGGAATGGTTCGGCGCTATTGCGGATGGCACAACCAATTGCACGGCTGCTTTACAAGCAGCGATCGACTTTGCCCATGCGGCAGGTGACATCCCCGTCCAGTTGGGTAGTGGAACGTACCTCCTGACCGCGACGGTACTGTTGTCCAATGGCACCTTTACGCATCCCAATCTATTCGGCGTTTCCAAGAAGAAAACAATTCTCAGCTACGCAGGCATTACTGCGGGCACGCCCGCCATTCAAATGAAGGGCGGCTCAGGCCAGATCTCAGGTGGCATTGTTCGCGACATTACATTCCTGGGGGACGCCACCAGCATCGCCCTGGAATTCATGGGTCAATGCGGCTCGAAAGCCGTTAATTGCCTGTTTTCGACCAATGCCGTGGGGGTGCGTTGGCACAACAGTTTAGCCAACACGTTTACGGAGTTCTGCACGCTGGAAGGATGCGAGTGGGCGAATGCCTGCGTGTTGTCCATGGAATATAAGGTCACTTCTGGAAACAACTCGTTCCATGGGTCCGGTCCCGGTGGCGGAACTGAGAACGTCGTCAATAACAATAACGGCACTGTGATCAAAGCCGACGGCACTGGGTGCTTCGTTTACAACGCACCGTGCAACTTGCAGGTTTTTGCAACACTCGCCAATACGACGATCTTTCAGAACAATAACTCCGTGGCGCCGGTTCCGATTGCATTTTCAGGTACGCTGAGCATCGAGACCAATTCGAGCCAGACAGTGACCTTGGGGGCCGGCGCGAGTGTTTATTTTGCAGGCCCGGTCAAAGTCATCGGCATGACGACCGCGACGGGCGTGAATGTCGTTGCGGGTACGTTCTTACGAGTCAAAACAGTTCAGGTCCATGCAGACAGCTCGACCAGCTTTACAGGTGCTGAAAGCGCGCGAGCGTATACGAACGTTCAGGACACCACGCTCGTTGACTGTGGGATGAAGAATGTTCATCGCATCGCGGATGTAAACATTTCCTTCTCGAACTACATCAAGCGCTATACGTTGGATGTGGATTACAACGGGGATGGTAGTACCGCCACCACGCCCATCATCATGGAGATGACGCAGAATACATCTGTCGCCACCGCCGCAGTCATTCCCCGCATCTTAGTAGACAGCACGACCGGTGGGAGTGGATCGCCCAATTTCACGGGCAATGCAGACGGCACATTCAATGTTGTCTCGGCTTTTACGAATATGACTTCCACCGCCTCCTTCACAGGCGGCGAGACGAGTTGCACGTTTACTGCCAACTGGACGCATCCCACCGGCAGTCATGTCATCAAATTCAGTAACGGCGATATCCGCACCGCCACATTGACCAACGGTGCCACTTCCTGCACATGGACCGGAGGCCTCACCGGCGCGGCCACCACGACTATTGCCGCTACCATGTGGCCGGCTTCCGGTGTGACTATTTATGTCTACGAGACCCAGCAGTCCAACGGCTTGCAGGGCTCGGGTCACATGCAGTTTTGAGCTTTAACACAGAAGTTTTATAAACCGGCACTGCGCCGGTTTTTTATGCCCGCCGCCGGGGCTCCAACCGGGCGACTTCGGTTTGTCAGTGACCGTCATCACTGACTGCGCCGCCAGCATCTGGGCGTTTTCGTAAATCCTGACGACACAAGGAATCTTGTATGGCTGACGACAGCAGCCCCTCTTTGGAGGGTCTCATTGGTTCGCGTGCGCGCGATGATAACGGGCGATTTGTTTCGGTGACGCCGACCGAGGAGAAGCCTGCGGAAGCTCCCAAAGAGCCCGTCGTTGCTGCTCCAGAAC